ATCATAAAAAAGGAGTCCACGAGGGCTAAGAAACTACGCGTTCTTGACCACTCGTGGCATTAGTCATTTATCCAACCAATACGATTGCATAAAAGCACTTAAAGATGACTGTGATTTTAGTTGGCTGATACAGCACCGCAGAGGATTTAACACAACGCCACGTGGTAATTTTTTAGAAGAGTTTAATGTTAAAATGGTTACAGCTTTTGATAAGAATAAAGTTGATGTGGTAATACTTCACTTGGACCAGCAGTGCCTAGAAGAAAGTTTACTTGATAGGGGAAAGGGCAGTCTTTACCGAGAACTAAACGAAGTAATACAAGATAGACCAAAAATAGTATGTATGCACGGAACGCCTTTTTATCCTGAAAAGATGAATGATATTGAGCTTATTACAAAGGCACGAGAGATTATCGGAAAGAACATTATGGTCTGTAATAGTAATGTGGCAAAGTTGCAGTGGGCTTATGGATTAGAGGGTGCTAAAAAAGTTAAGGCAGGTGAAGAGGTTGAAAATATCGGAGTGCCAATAGAACAGATATTCGATATTCATCACGGAATGGATCACGACATGTATCAAGATTTACCCAAAGAGCCACGAGTAACAACAATGATTAGTGCCGGAGGACTTGATAAATATTATGACAGGTCATTCTTAAAAGCAGTTAAAGATTTATTGGTAGAGAGGGATATACAACATTGTCATATTACTGTTGACGCAAAGTTTTCTAACTTTAATGAGTATTCGACTTTTCTTGGAAGGAGTTTAGTCTACTTTAACCCGACACGAGAAAGTTGTATGCCGAGAGCAAGAACAGAAGCTATGTTGTCTGGTTGCTGTGTTGTTACGACACCACACCAAGACGCAGATACTTTTATAGAGCACGGCAAGAATGGTTTTTTAATTCCGCGCGAACCCCAAAAAGTTGCTGATTTAATTGAGGGATTGATAATGGATTACAAGACAGCTATAAAAGTTGGTCAAGCTGGAAAAGAAACTGCTAAAAAATTATTTACTTATGACCGTTACCGAAAACAATGGCTAGAAGTTTTCAATGTGGCGATTAATAGATTTTATGAAAAAAAATAAAAACACTGATGAGATGAGTGTCGGATTTATCACTTTTGAAAAACATAATGGTAGAAAAGACATTGGTTCATCAACAATCCGAGCAGAGTGGTTGTGTAATCATTGGGATAATGCCGAGATATTTAAACAAGGCAGAAATTATGATGTTATTTTATTTCAAAAAGCATACTGGGTAGATATGGCTAAAGATTTTAAAGGGATTAAGATTTTTGATATATGCGACGCTGATTTTCTACATTGGGGATACAGAACAAAAGAAATGTTAGTTGAGTGCGATGCTGTTACAACTTCCACTGAAGCCCTAGCTGAACAGTTTAGAAGATTTACAGATAAACCAGTTGTGTGTATTCCAGATAGAATAGATTTAGACTTGCACAATCAAAAGAAGCTACACAAAGGCAGGGCGACTCACGCAGTTTGGTACGGGTACTCGGACAACTTTGAAATGCTTGATCCTGTTATGTATTTTTTAGAAAAGTTTGGTTTAGATTTAATTGTTATTAGCAATAAGCCATATTTGCCACAGATGAATTATGTTAAGCCTGAGATACAAAAAGGAATGAACATAAATGACACAGAAAGAATTTTAGAGATGCAAAAGAAAAAAGAGCATTGGGTTGATGTTAAAAACGTAAAATGGACTAAAGAAACAGTAGATAAAGATATTATCTCTGGGGATATTGTTATAAATCCAACAAAAGACGCAGGTAAATGGAAATACAAATCAAATAATAAGACGATTAAATCTTGGGCATTGGGTTTGCCAGTTGCAAGCAACACAACAGAATTGAAATTGTTTTTAGAAGAAGGTGCTAGACAAAAAGAAGTTGAGAAAAGACAGAAAGAAATAAAAGATAAGTGGGATGTTAAATTAAGTATTGAGCAGTACAAGAAATTATTTAAAAAAATACAAAATGACTAAAGAATATATTTGGTATTGCCCGGAAAAAGATTGTTGTGAGATAATCTTAAAAACAAAACATCCGTACATAATTGACGGAGAGTTTAGATGCTCAAAATGTGGTGTTTGTAGCTCCGCAGAAAATATTGTTAAGGCTAACTTGGGAAACTTAAAGAAATTCATTAAAAGTAACGCTTAAAATTTGCCACTCAAGCCAGTTTATGCTATAATATAAGCATTAATTGAGTCGACTAATTAATAAATGTTTGCAAATATGAGAATAAAGTATAAAAATCCAAATTTTTTAGACCCTGTCTTTTAATATCTAGTAAGAAGGGTTTTTTTTGTGTTTAAAATTTACTAAAAACTGGTGCTATAATCCGTTTATTTACGAATATACAGCTATCTAGTACCATTGGTTACGACCTAAAACTTAAATGTTTTAGGTTTTTTGTTAAATATATGTCAAAAGTACAAAACAAATTATTGCGATTGTTTATAGGAAAAGACAATTACAGTAAATTAAAACAAGCAAATACCACAAAGCCTAGTGAATACAACAAACCTGTTGGCTTTGAGGGTGGTCTGTATGGCTTTCAATCATCAAATACTGACCAGAAACAGTTTCTAAGGTCAATTCGTGGTTGGACTTACGCTAATATAAACGCCATTGCTGAGCAGGTTGCTTTTGTGTTTTTGAGATTATATGTAAAAAAGAATGATTCGATTGATGAAGTGATGGATAACCCACTAATAGACACACTTCAGAGAGTAAACGAGTACACTACATTTTTTGACCATATGTGGCTTACTGCGGCTTATTTAGAGTCAGTTGGTGAAGCTCCATGGTTTCTTGATAAACAAGAAGATGGCACAATTTCAGGTATTTATATTGTAGACCCATCAAAGTTAACACCGATGCCAGACCCACAGAATAAAAGATTGATTGGTGGATATAAGTTTGATCTAGGTCGTGGAAAATATGAAATGATACCATCAGACCAGATTGTTCCGTTAAAATATCCCGACCCATCAAATCCTGTTCGTGGTTTAGGAACTATGCAAGCGGCTTCACGAGCTATTGATATTGATAATGCTTCAGAGAAATGGAACTTTAATTTCTTTTCTAATAATGCGACTCCCGGAGCTAAGTTTAAAGTAAACACTAAAAACCTTACACCAGAACAAAAGAAAAAGATTAAACATAGTATTGAATTACAATATAAGGGAGTTGAAAACGCTCATCAGTTGTGGGTTTTGTTTAATGATATGGATGTTGAGCCTTTTGGAACAGCACCTAAAGATATGGATTTTAAAGCACAAGCAGAATGGTACGCAGATAAGATTAGAGGTATTTTCAGAGTGCCACGAGCAATGTTGGCACAAACAGAAGGTGTTAATCTTGCATCAGCTCAAGTTTCTGAAAGAGTATTTATTCAAAATGTTATTAAACCCAAATTAGAAAGGATTGTTCAGCAGTTGAATGAGTTTTATTTGCCACAATTTGTTGGAACAGAAGCAATGTTCCTAGATTTCGACGACCCAGCACAGGAAGATACAGATACAAAACTTAAAACTTATGAAAATGCACTTAAAAATGGTTGGATGACAATTAATGAAGTTAGAAAAAATGAAAACCTAGAAGACATTGGAGAAAACGGAGATATTATTTATTTACCAGTTAATATGCAGTCAATAGAAACATCGGCACAAGGATTACCAGCTCCAGTTAAGTCAATTAGATTAAGACATTTAAAAGCTAAAGATAAAACTTCCGCAAATAGACAAAAGATTGTGTCTAAGTTGGCGTTGTCGCTTAAGACAGAAATGATGGACGAGGTTAAGAAAAAACTTCACAGTCAACACAAAGTGGAAGATAAAGTAGAGCAATGGAACGAAGAGAAAAAGAAAAACTTTTGGATAAAACAAAATGATGTTGTGGAAGGATACAAACCAAAGTTTAAAAAGCTAATGAACACAGTATTTGATGATCAAGAGAAAGAAGTATTAAAGAAATTAAAAGCAGGTAAGAGTATTAAAGCAAATATTCCAAATCTAAGTCTTAATAGTAAAGTACAAGCCGAGAAAGTATTACAAACTTTTGTACCGACAATAGAATTGTTAATGGTGGACTCTTCCGAAGAAGCATTTAAGTTTTTAGGACTGAACGAGGTAATTGATGTTTCAGATGATTTAATACAAGACTTTATAAAGAGTAGAACAATTAAGTTTGCAAACGCTTCAACAGAAACAACTAACGAAGCCATAAAGACTGCCATCGCCGAAGGAATAAAAGAAGGTGAAGGTGTAAGTGTTTTGTCTAAAAGAATTTCTGGAGTATTTGATGGAGCACGAGATTACAGAAGTGACAGAATTGCAATAAGTGAGACAACTAGGTTCAATGCAGAAGCCACTGAGCAGGCTTACATTGAGTCAGGTGAGGTTGAATCTAAAGAATGGGTAGTTAATCCAGATGCGTGTCCTTATTGTCTAGGGTTGGAAGGTACGACGGTTGAACTTGGCGGGTCATACGCAAAACTTGGTGATAAAATATCAGGCGAGGGATTAAGTGATATGACAGTAAGTTATGAAACACTTGAACGACCTCCTGCTCATGCAAATTGTAGATGTACGATTGCTCCAGTTTTGAAACCGCTTAAAAGTATGAAGTTAACAAAATCAGAAAAAGATGTTATCAA